CTCTAAATCATTTACAATTTAGAAAAGGCTATAATCCCCTTGAAATCAAAGGTTTTCTTTCAAATACCCCACTTATTCTTTGTATCATATTTGGAGTTGTTTGGTCTATCACGACACCATTCTTAATACAACAAACCTTTTAGAGTGAACACGAATTATCCTATATAATAAGAAAAGAATTGTAAGTGAACAGGATTTAAAGACAAAAAAATAAGAGCTATTTAGCTCTCTGCCTAGTTCTTCCTGTACTTCTCAAGATCCTTTAAAGTATCTTCATTAAAAGTTATTCTTTCTATTAGTTTGTCATCAACTATGTCTAACTCGTTTGAATACTCTTTTTCTAAATCTTTAACTAATAAATCAAGTGCTTGTTTTAAATGCTCCTCGCATTCTTTAGGGACTGCGTGGCTATAATTTCCGTAGAATAATTGCAACATATGATAGGCTACAAGCTCTTGTTCATTTACAATAAAATCCTTAGTTATTAATTTCATATAACCTCCATGAAGATAATTATAACATAAAAAGAGTCTTGCGACTCTTAAATTTTATCCGTTCACTTCTGTTCCATCTTTAAATTTAAACACTATAGTATCCTTATCCATTATGGTTGCACTTTCAAGCAAACTTCCCCACATTAAGCCATCAAACTTTTCAAGAGGTTTATCTTGTTTCTTTAAAGTATTAATGTAATCTTTTATCATCTGATGCTTTGCTGCTTTTTTAGATGATTCGATTTCTACCTGTTCAAACTTGCATTTTGTTTCTTCGTATTCCTTTATCAGAGCATCATATTCTTTTTTATACTTTTCTTGGTTTTGTGCTACCCTAGAATTTATTTCAATAAGTTCCTGTATTTTTTCTACTTGTTCTTCTAGACTTCTTTCCAATTTTTCTTTTTCTTCAGATAATTCTTTTTTATTGCATATCTTATCAAGCACCATTTCTAGATTTGAAATTATCTCGTCCTTGTTTTCAATTATAGAATTAACTGCGTTTACAAATCTTGTCTCAACATCATCTGCTCTTATTGCAGGAGTCTTACATTTTTCCTTTCCTGCATACTTTCTATTACATTGATAAATTACTTTTTTATATTTTGAAGATGAGTGCCATACCTTAGCACCATAACTTCCTCCACATTCTCCACACTTAATTCTAGATGTTAATATATCAGTTCCACTATATTTTCCATTAAGCATTAGTCTTCTATCTTTTTCAATTCTAACCATTTCAAAGATTTCTGGTTCTATAATTGCTGGATGGTTATTTTCTACATAGTATTGTTGTATCTCGCCATTATTTACTTTTTGTTTTTTAGTTAAGAAGTCGGGTGTGTAATACTTTTGAAGTAACGCCTCTCCCTTATACTTCTCGTTTGTAAGAATACTTCTAACTGTTGAAGCGTGCCACTTTTGTTTATGTCCAGGTGTTTCAATTCCATCATTAGTTAAACCTTTCGCTATAGCTACAGCAGTTGAGCCAGATAAATACTCTCGATATATTCGCTTTACAATTACAGCTTGTTCTTCATCAATAACAAGGTTTCCATCTTCTCCTCTTTTGTATCCTAGGAAATGTCCAAACGGCACAGTTACTTTACCATCTGCAAATCTTTTTCTATGACCCCATTTAACATTCTCTGATATGGATCTACTTTCTTCTTGAGCTAATGAACTCATTATTGTAAGTAATAATTCTCCCTTGCCATCAAATGTCCAGATGTTTTCTTTTTCAAAATAGCATTCACAACCTATATCTTTCAGCTTTCTTATTGTTGTTAAACTATCTACTGTATTTCTAGCAAACCTCGAAACTGACTTTGTGATGATTAAATCAATATTTCCTGCTAATGCTGATTTAACCATTTTATTAAATCCTTCACGATGCTTTGTAGATGTTCCACTTATACCTTCATCAGTATATACGTCGACAAATTCCCAATCATCTCTTGATTTAATGTAATTTGTATAATAATCAACCTGTGCCTCATAACTCGTTAATTGTTCTTCCTGGTCTGTTGAAACCCTGGCATATGCAGCGACTTTTCTTTTTTTCTTATTAGTGATTGGTGCTGCATTATACAAGTTTACTGACGCAGGTATCTTTCTAACATTCTTTGGCATTTTTTCTCGCCTCCAGTGTTTTTAATCTTTTTTCTGTGGTTGTACGTTTTCTTTCTTCATTCCATCCTCTTTGCCTTGCAGTTGAATGCCATTCTTGTTTTATAACTCCTCCATCATAAGGATAGAACTCTATCATATCTTCTCCAATTGGTACAACCTTTTCAATTGTTTCATCAAATAAGTCAGAATCAAATTCATTCCAACCTAAAGCATTACACGCTGCGATTTTCAATTCTTCTTCTGGTATAACCTTAGCACCGCAATACTTCGCACCTTTTTCACTTTTAGTTCGACATACCCAAACGTAATAGGTATAATCTTTTCCCATTCTGTTTTTCTTACCACTTCTTCTATAACTCTTACCACATAGTGGGCATTTAACTTTGGAAGTAAAACAAGTAATGTGCAAAGATTGGTTTGCCCTTTGACCTAGTTTATTTCTTCTTTCAAATTCTTTTTGAACAGCCTCAAATTGCTCCATTGATATAATTGCCTCGTGGCTATTTTCAACATAGTATTGATTAAGTTCTCCAGTATTCTTCTTTTCCTTTTTAATTATTGGATCAACAATATAGTATTTTTGTAGTAGTAAATTGCCAGTATAAGTGATGTTACTTAATATTTCACGTACACTTGATGGGCTAAATTTACCACCTTTATATGCCTTATAACCAAGTTCGTTTAATTCTGATGCTACTTTTTGATATGCTTTATTTTGCAAATAATTATCATAAATATATCTAACTACTTCAGCTTCTTCTGGTACTACTTCAAGTTTCTTATTTTTCCATCTGTAGCCGTATATAATAAAGCCACCATTAGGTATTCCTTTTTCAAACTTTTTTCTAATTCCCCACTTCACATTGTTGCTTATAGAAATGGTTTCTTCCTGTGCAAATGAAGCAAGGATTGAAAGCATAAGTTCTCCATCTCCAGTTAATGAATTGATATTTTCTTTTTCAAACCTAACTTCAATACCTAGTTTCTTTAAATGTCTTACTACTTTTAAGAGGTCAACCGTGTTTCTAGCAAACCTTGAAACTGACTTTGTAAGAATAATATCAATCTTACCTTCCTCACAATCTTGTAACAGCCTTTTAAAGTCATTACGCTTTTCGATACCAGTACCGCTTATACCTAAATCAGCATAAACTCCTGCAAACTCCCATTCAGGATTTTTTTGTATTAAATCATTGTAGTAACTAACTTGAGCAGAATAAGAATGTAGCGTTCTACCTCTTTCAACTGATACTCTTGCATAAGCAGCTACTCTTTTAAGTTTAGGAAGGTCTATTTTTTTTGTTTCTAATTTTGTTATTTTACGCATCATACACCTCCAATTTTCCATTACTATATATCACTCTAAATGATGTATATATCAAGTGTTATTGGGCTATTTCAAAGAATAAATGGCTAACTTTTGGTGTATATTTCTTTTTAAATTCAACCATCATTTGATTGTATTCTTCAATTGAAATAATCTTCTTTTCAAGCATATCTTTTAAATAATTCATTGTAATTTGATATGCTATTTCATTTTTAATTTTCATCAGAGTCCACCACCTTGCGTTTGCTAATGTAGTAACACTCCCTGGAACAATACTTTCTATTCCTTGATGGATATTCAAAATATTCTTTATTGCAAATGATGCAGTTATACTTTTGAGGAATTAACCTACGCTGCTTATCTTTATGAAGAGTCCAATAAACCTTACAACAACTATCTGAACAAAATGTTTTATTTTTCCTTCCTGCTATTTGGTAGAACTTCTTTCCACATTGTTTGCACACTTGGAGATTATCTTTTCCTCTTAATTGTTCTCCAGTTTTAATGTATCCTGCTATATTTTCCTTTTTACAAAAGGATCTAATTGTATTTGGAGAAATTTCTAGCAAAGATGATATTCTTAAATACCCATATCCTTGACTTCTTAACTTTCTAATTTTTTGTCTTTGTATTTCATCCATTGACTATTACCTCCTAAATAACAGTCAAAAATTAGTATGCGATTTTTAACCTATAAACAAAAAAAATAGCTTTTATCATCACTTGACTTTTAATAAAAAAAGAGTGACATATAAAAGCTAGGAGGATTAATTTTATGTATGATGAAATAAATCAAAATAAATTTGTGCTTGATTGCGAACGTTATATTGAAGAGAATGTTGCAGCACCTTATATAGCATTTTATCTAGCAAAAAGTTATGAACTAGATGTACTTGGTAAGTCATCATTAAAACAACATTTTAATTCGGCAGCTGATGTTTTCAATAGTAGTTTTGAAAATACTGATAAAGTTATTTCTGATATGAAACAAATATTGAAAGAAAAGTATAAACTAGAAATAGTTGAAGAAAATCCATTAAAATTAAAAGAGATATGATTTTGTTTTCATATCTCTTTATTCTTCAAAAAACTTTTCAATACTAACATCTAAAACTATGGATATTTTATATAGGGTTGTTAATGATATATTATTTCTGTCATTTTCAGATTCAATTCTTTTTAAATGATCAGGAGTTACATCCACAGCTTCAGCTAAATCCATCAGTCTTACTTTCTTTTCGTTTCTGTACTTTTTTATATTTTGGCATATGACTGACTTGATGTTTTTATTGAAATTATATTCTTTCATATCAATCACCCTATTAGGTATTATTTCATTTTTTTTATAAAAAATAAGTGACCTTTTGTGCCGAATTTCCATTTTTATGGTATAATGTTTACGAATTAAAAAAAGGAGTGATTTACATGGACTATGAAAAGATGTCTAAAGAAGAACTAATCGAAGCCTTAAAAGAATCACAGGAAATAAATAAAAAGCTTTTAGACTTAATGGAAATCCACAATAACAAATTTACCGAAATTTCCATCAAGGCTTTAGAAGAACAAATTAAGTCAAGACATAAATTCTTGGCAGAATTAGAAGAAAGTGAACCACCTAAATTTTTTAAATCGCTACATCGTGATTGGGAAAACAAAGTTCACTATACAAAGAAAGACATTGAAGAACTAGACAAAAAGTTATTTGAGGATTACACCGAGTACGGTGAGTTTCTTGAAAAAATGAGCAAAAAAAATAAGGACAACGATTAGGTTGTCCTTTTTAATTTATGGTATTAATAATTTTTGACCTATATGTATAATGTTTGGATTTGCTATGTTATTAGCTCTTGCAATCTCTGGATATCTATTTCCATCGCCATAGTATTTTTTAGCAATAGCCCATAAGGTATCACCTTTTACTACTGTATAATATCTAGCAGATGGTTTAGGTGTAACTCCTAGTTTAGCATTTACTATTGCTTGAACTGCAGCATAATCATATCCTGCATTAGTAAGTGCTCTTTTTCTATCTTCTCCATTACCCCAGTTTCCATTTATTACTTCATCAGCTAATTCTTCATTTGATTTCCTACTTGGCTCTGGTTTTGCAGGTTCACTTGATCCTTTTGAATAACCATTTAAACCAGCATTTTTAATTATTGCTGGATAATCTTTATAAGCAAAGTCTGTATCAACTCTCATTCCAGCGACATAGCCACTAGATGAATTTTGCCACATTCCATAATCACCATATCTAAATGATGGTTTATTACTTGTCCATACTGCTAACCATTTATCATACATATATAGTTTTGCAGTATCTATGAAGTTATTAAAATAATTACTATTAGCATAAATACCTACATAGTACCCTTTGCCTTCTAAGTATTCACAGAAACCTTTTATTGCCTCTGCCACTCTTGATTTTCCTACTTGTTGATGTCTATTTTCTTCAACATCTATATAAATAGGATATTCAAATTGCTTTCCTTTCAAACAATTATTATATAAGTATTCCGCTTCTGCTCTTCCTTTTTCATAAGTATTAGCACAGCTATACCAATAAGCACCTACTGGTATTCCTCTTGCTTTTGATTTACTATAAAAATCTTCAAAGCAACTATCTTTATTTTTATTAGTGCCATCTCCACCCCAACCAGTAAATCCAGCTCTTAAAATTAAAAAATCAACTTTTGACTTTATCTCATCAAAGTTGATTCCTTTTTGGTATGAAGATATATCTAAACCTTTTCTTTCCATACTATTCTCCTCCATTCTTATTTTTTAATTGTTCCAAGGTTTCCATTATTACCTTAGGTAGTGGCAATCCCATAGAGCCCCAATTCTCTAAAATTGAAATCCCTTCGTTTGCTACAAAAAAATAGATTACAAGAGTTCTAATTGCACCAGTTTCTCCAGTTATTCTGTCTAACTGAACTGATAAAGCAACTATTATCAAGTAACCTATTTTCTTTACTATTCCTTTAGCACCTATGATGCTATTGAGCTTTTTCTTTGTTATTGCCTCACATACTCCTGTAATATAATCGAGTAATATGAAAACTAACAATGTTTTAAGTGCCACATCTAAACCTCCTAAAAAGTACACTACTGTTGTCAGTACCGTACCAGTTATAAAATTAAAAATTGATTTCATTTTTTCCTCCTATCTCTGAATATATGACAAACTACACGAAGTCCCAGATGGTTCACTCGCTGACAATTCCCACTTCGGTGTTACTGTAACTCTCTCCGAAACATTCGCAATATAATTAGGCTTACAATAAGTCTGCGTACTATATATCCATAAATCATAATCCGTATTAGATTTACTTATTACTTTTATATTAGTATTACTTGTATTAAAAGATGTTTCTAATGGATACAATATCGCATTACAGCCTAATCGACCATCATTACTCCCTGTCCACCCTAACTGCATTATTAAATCAATATAAGCATTTTGATTTGTGTTACCATTATTTCCTGCACCTATAAATATCTTGAAATAAGCAAATTCTCCTTGGTTATGATTATCGAATTTAAAATTACATATTTTTACCCAGTTTTTATTATTCATAACCCCCGTATTCATTTTAGTTTCTTGAAACTTATCTTTGAAATTGTGCTTGTTATGGCTAATGCTAGAGGTATCAAGATATGTATTATTTCTAAATTTAATTGCTTTACTCATGCAGTTCGCCTCCATGTATATATTTGTGCATCTGTAACAATAAATCCACTAACTGATATATTACGAATATTCCATTGATTCGATGCACCTATAACTTGATATTTTAAATTGCATCCTGGATTTGAATATCCCATGGTAGTTTCTTGAGTTATATCTGACTCTTTAAAAAACTTACTTGATCCAATTATCCTAAAAGTTTCAGACGACCATGTTCCTGTACTCGATGTAGCAATATTATTAAGATATATTGTTATCCTATTATCTCCACCTGTTCTTCCTTGGAATGTTATTCTATATTCTTTATGACATCCACTTGGGACAGATATATTGCTAAATAAACCATTTATTAATTCGTAACCATATGCACCTATTAAATTTGTTTTACCAACATTTCCACTACCACTTATTTCATCATATAAAACTTGAGTTCCTATTTGTTGCCTTTCATATCCACTATGAACCAATGTCCAAGTACCATCAAAAATTGTCGATGGATTTGTATTTGATGTAGATTTATAAATAGCACCAACTGGCATATAAGCACATGGATAGATGTGTTCATTGTTTTTATTCTTAAATCTAATACCTTTACTCATGCAGTTCGCCTCCACATATATACCGCCATATATGGTGGCAGCGAATTAGTATTTGTAGTTTTTGCATATACACTATATTTAGCTGAAGATTGTGATTTACTTGATGATTCTACACCTGTGTTTCCAACACCTGTATCAGGTACTCCCGAATCACTAGCACCATTTTTCCAAGCACCAGATTCATAGTCATATAAACTAATGGCATTATTATCTTCTCCAATTAAAGCACCATAATATGGATGAAAACCCACTCTATATCCATGGTTATGTGATGTACTTCCTCCTGTAGAATTAACTGAATAAGAATTTCCAGCTCCTACTAAAAATCTATCTTTTATTTGTACCCAAGTTCCTCCAAAAAAAGAACTTGGATTAACATTATTTACTGATAAATAAATACTTCCAACTGGATAATATGGACAAGGATATATTTTTTCGCCTGACTTATTTTTAAATTGAATAGCTTTACTCATATTACCTCCTAATAACCAATTGCAAACCAATATAAAGTAAAAGAAACTGTGCCATACTTGTCAGATGTACTTTTTACATTAGCAGTAAATCCTGATTTTGACGGGTTGATTACTCCTACTCCTGATGTAAATCTTTGTACTCCATATCCAACATCACTCATCGTGGTTTGTATATTTAATACGTTATTTGGAAAAGTAATGTTATAACTTACATCAACTTTTTGTTCTGTCGATGTAATATTAGAGATTGATTTCGCTCCCCATTGTAGAATTAAGCCATTAAGAAGTTTTGTATAACCATTTTGGCTTTTATTGTTATAGTTAATTGTGTCTTTCATAACACTTTTCTCATGCACTATTCCCGAAGTATCCAAATATGTATTATTTTTAAACTTAATTGACTTACTCATAAATACCTCCTACCAAGTCGAAACAACATCGTATTCCAGAAATTCTATTCCATTAACCTCTAATGACTCGGCTTTTGCTGGAAAGCAATTGACACCTACTGATAACTTTTTTGTATCTACAAATAAGATGAACTTACCTTTTGCTAATGTTAGGTTATAAGTTGTTGTTCCAAACGAGTCTTTTAGTATTACTTTATAATCCCACGCATAGTTCTTATCTTTAGACATTGTCACTTTAGTGTTATTACTTATTGTAGCTAATGACGAGTATGAACTATCTGTTGTTTTCTTATATTGATATTGAATTGTTAATTTGTTTTTAGAGTTAACACTTGAATAAGATGCATTAACTTTCAAATATGTTTCATCTTCATAGTTGTTTTTTCTTTTCAAAGATATTACAGCAGTAGGCAATGACCATGCTAAAAAAGTAACAGTCTTAGTAGCTGTAGTTGTATTACCTCTACTATCTGTTACTTTTACTGATAAAGTTAAATTGTTTGATGAATTAATAGTTCCAAAATCAATATTCCCTGCACTGGTTATACTTTTAGTTACATTATTTATTGTTGCATCATATTTAGTAATACTAGCACCTTTCTTTGCAGTTGCACTTGTAATCGTTACTAATAACTTAGATAAACTTTGAACCAGTTGTTGGTTGTTCCCTGTGACTGCTGTTGTAGTACTATTGTTATCTTTGTAAGAAACATTACTTGATGAAAAGGTTGGATTTCCATTAATAATAGAAAGTGTCTTGGTTATTGTTGAATAGAATGTATTTCCACCAATTATTGTTCTAACATAAAAAATAACACTTCTACTATTGCTAGTCGTACAGGCATTTCTTAAAACATTTCTTTCAGCTTCAGTTAAATTAAATGTGTAAGATGATCCAGTTTTAGAAATACCTCTATATGCAATATCATCTCTTGATCCTGTTAGTGAGATACAAGCATCCAAATTAGATACACTATTCCCTGCAGGATTTGAATAACCAATCGATGGATTTTGTTCATCATTAAAGTCAGGTGCTGATGTCAAGTTAGCCTGTCTTGGTATACTCGTTAAAGACCACGAACCACTACCACTGACATTTCTTGCATAAGTATAAATACCAGCCTCAGCACTCGCACTAAAAGATTTCGTACCATCAGAGTTATGTCCTATTGTCGCTTGTCCTGTTGCAACAACCGTATCACCATAAAGAGTAATTCTATCATCTTGTCCTGTTTCATATACTGTACTTCCATTTATAACTACTTTAAAGTTACCTGCTTTATACCAAGATGTAGTTGAGCCACCAGCACCCTTTAATGACCAGTTTATTGTTGTCCTATTATTTGCAATATCCTGTGATGCTATGCTCCAACTAAATACTAAATATCTTACACTATATGCACTTGTATTAAATGAACCACTACTTGCCATCTACTCACCTCCTATGTTAATGGAACTATACCAATTCCTGTATTATCTGTAGTTTCTATTCCTAGCCATCTTGCTAGACCACACAATGTTATTTCTTCTTCTATTACTGATTTCTTCATATGGAACTCATCACCATTCATCCAGAATACTCTTGCACCTGTATGGTCGTAACCTGTAAATTCTTCTGGATTAATTACAACTCTACTTCCATCAAGTCCATAAATGCATATTCCGTTTTCATCAAATGTTCCTATTAATCTATTTGAAATGTCATAGATTTCAATTCTACCTGCCTCATTAATTCTTGCACCAACTTTGAAAGTACCACCTTTTACTTGGTTTGCTGTCATATTAATAACATTGATATTTTGCATATCCAATGTTCCATCAATAAGCCATGCAGAATTAAAGTTTCCGTCAATACCATTATTTGAAAACCCTATACCTTGAGCATTTATCATCATTACATTTGTAGCTGTTTCTTTTGGCAAACTATCAACAACTAAAATCCTATCGCCTTCATAAATAACATAGCTGTTTCCAAGCTTTCCCCATATTTTAGAGGTTGCCTCATTTAGTTCATTTTCTAAAGTTACTCTTACAACTTCATTTGCTGATGTTATTTGTTCCTTTGTATCTCCTTTTATGGTTTTAACAAGATCCTTTAATTGAGTCTTAAAGTTACCAAACTCTATCTCTGTGTATTTATCTCGAATACAGTCATATTTTAATGAGATTACATTTGTTGTTATTTTTATTCCAAGCTTTTCATGTTCTACTACGATTACATCTCCTAAATCTACAACACCTTCTATATGAGCTTTTACTTTATAATTGCATTTGAAATACTGATTTTCCTCAAGATAAGCTATCGCTTGAGTTCTTAAATCAGATATTAATGCCTCTCTATACTCATCCTCTTTTAGGTTTCCATCTTCATCCTTGTAATCATCTTGGTTTATATCCTGGTCAAATTTAATAACTTTTGTATAAGGAATTGAATATTGCATTGCTGCCTCAAGATAAACTTCTGGCAAAGTTATTCCATCATAACCAACTGGGAGTATTTTGGTTACAACATTGTCCCAGTTTTCTTTGACTTCTATATCTTTTGAGTTCTTGCCGTATTTAATTACAATGCCTCTATCTGCTCCTATCGTATCTTTTACTCCAATAACCCAATTGTCTCTATATAAGTGTCCACCCCATTTTTCAACAACGATTGCGATTGCCTCTTCTAAGCTTTTTCTAATAACTCTAGTAGAGTTAATCCTTGTAATATCTGATATTGTTGTGAATGGTGTTCCAACATCACAAGCACTATTTAAATGATCCAATGCATCATTGCAATCTTTATCAACTACATTTGAATCAACAATCACATAGTTTTGAGAGTCTTTCCAAAGATGATATCCTTTAACAGAAACCTTTGTATTTTTCTTTTCAGGATTAGTTAATCTAAATCCTTGCTCTCCCCATCTAGTTTTTGCTCTTACTATCATTCCTTCTTGAAGGTATGGTAAGTCCTCGATTGATGACTCAATAGTTATATAGTAGTCGCCATTATCTTCTATAAAGACTTCTGCTTTATTTGGATGTAATATCTTTAATCCATTGTGGTCAAATAATCTCTCGTCTGCATCATAAACTTTAATCATTACAACCACCTCGACTTCGGTTCGATTTCTATTTTGGTTAAAGTTCCAGTCCAAGAAATAGTATTATTTCCTACTTGTAACTTTGGAAATTCTCCAAGCATATTTCTATTTTTATAAACGCCTTCAAAGTATGCCTCTTCCTTTAAACTATCAATTGTTACTCTAGACTCTCCACTTGGAAATGTATATTTGAATATGTTTATTCCATTAACTGCTATCTCAATTGTTCCAGAGCCTTCAAGCATAAAAATAGGCTTAGATACTTCTAAGCCTTGATTCTCAACTTCCACTGATGTTTGCGTAGTAATATTTAAACTAACTTTACTTTCATCCTTTAAATACTTAAATGGTTGAACATGAAATTTAACTGTTGCCTTTCTAACTTGTAATAGTCTTTCATAATCAATATCATCAAATATACTAGCAATATACACTTTATCTGGTTCATCGCTTAAAACTAGCTCTCCATCTCCTGTGAAATATTTTATTACTTCATTAATGTCATAGTTTCTAGCTAGTCCTATTCCTACATTTTTTGTATAGCTTTCATATCCTACTTTTTCTATTATGTCTCCATCTCTACCATCAATTTCAATTTTATCTACTCTCATTTTTGGCTTTGTGATTGGAGGTGTATTAGTGATAATAAGTCCTTCTATTTCTCTGCTTGATTTATTCTTCCATATTATTTCTGCCATTATCCATACACCGCCCTTTCTACATTATCTATTACCAATTCTCCAAAGACATCTTCTGATATTTTTATGCTCATTCCATTTAGGGCTTGTTGAAAAGCACTAACTAAACTATCTTTTGAATATGAATCAGCATTCATTCCAATACTATCAACATCGGCATTCATACCAATATTGAAATCAGTAGGAATTGCATCTTCCATCATATCAGACACGCTATTCATTTCTTGAGTGAAACCTTCTCCTAAACCTAAGGCAAGATTTGAACCAATCTCATCTCTAAATACTCTTGATGGAGAATGAATACCAAAGAAGCTTTTAATACCATTAAGAATTGATTTACCAAAGCCTTTGATTTTATCTAGCACCCAATCTTTAGCATTATTGATACCATTCCATAAACCTTGAATTAGGTTTTTACCTACTTCAGCTAATGATCCTATGCCATTTTTAAATCCATTGACTAATGCAGATACGATTTGTGGTACTGCTTTTACTATTTCTACAATGATTGTAGGCAAGTTCTTAATCAATGCAACAAATAACTGAACTCCTGCCATTATAATTTTGTCGATGTTTCCGATTAAGGCATTAACTATTCCTGTTATTATTTTTGGTATAGCATTTACTATGGTTGTTATAATTTGAGGAAGTGCTTGTATAAGTGCAATAAGCAAATCAATACCTGCTTGAATAATAAGTGGTATTGAATCCAATAATGCATTAAGTAGCCCATCAATTATTTGTGGTATTGCCTCAACTATTGTTGTTATAATGTCTGGCAATGCAGCAATTAATGATGTAAGAAGTTCTATTCCTGTTTGGATTATTTGTGGTATTGAATTTAGTAGGAAAGTAACAATACCATTTATTATTTCAGGAAGTGCTGCAATAAGAACTGGAAGTGCTGTGATTAAACCTTGTGCTAATCCCATTATTAATTGAAGTGCGGCATTTAAAAGCATAGGTAGGTTTTCAATCAAACCATTAACAATTGTAATAATCGCCTCTACTGCAGTTGGAATTAATGTAGGCAATAACTCTCCTATTCCTTCAATCAAAGAAGTGAAAATAACAACAATTGCATCCATCAATAAAGGTAGGTTTTCCACTAATGTTTCTATTATTGTGGTTAATGCCGTAACTACTGTTGGAATAAGCTCTGGAATTAAATTTAATATTGTTTCAAGTAAACTTGAAAAAAGTTCTGTGACTGCCTCTAATAGGGTTGGCAACATTTGACCTATTGCACCTAAAAGAGCATCAAGAACTGTTGGTAAGACTGATACTATATTATTTAAAACTGGAGTTATGTTTTTAATAACAGTATTTAATGAATCAGCTAGGTTTTTAACCAAGACTTGCATATCTGCATCGGCATTACCAAATCCAGTTATTAAGTTTTCAAACGCACTCTTCATAGCATTTGCTGAACCTGATATTGTCTTTTCAGCCTCTGCCGCTGTAGTACCTGTTATTCCCATTTCAGTTTGAATAACATGGATTGCAGAATATACATCATTTAAGTTAGAAATGTCATATTTAACACCACTGATTTTTTCGGCATCTTTCAATAACCTTTCCATTTCAGTTTTAGTACCACCATAACCTAATTTTAAGTTATCCAACATTGTATAATTCTGCTTTGCGAAACCTTGGTATGCACTTTGAATTAAAGACATATCCGTACCCATCTTATTAGCGTTATCTGACATATCAACTATAGCTTGATTTGCTGCTCTTGCTGCTGCCTCGGTATCTCCATTTAATGATGATATTAAACTAGCACTAAATGAAGTAACTGTACTCATATATTCATTTGCAGAAAGACCTGCTGTTTTATAAGCATTGTTGGCGTCATTAAAGACTTGTTTTTGTGCTGCAAGAAGTGAGTTATATTTTCCTTCAACTTCTCCTACACTTTTACCAACACTTGCTGCATATTCTTCAACTGAAGATGCCTCTGTACCAAATAAGGTTTTAACACCACCTTCAAGCTGTTCAAATTCTGCATAAGCTGATACAACTTTAGATGCTAGAGCAACTGCCGCAGCTCCTGCCGCAACAGCTACTGCTCCCATCGTTGCACCTATTCCTTTTAAGACTGATCCTAGCTTTTCAAACTTGCCATTGCTATTTTCAGCTTTGTTTCCTGCATCATCTATGTCATTTCCCATCTTATCTGCACTTTTAGATACATCATCCATTTCAGTTCCAGCACTATCAAGTGCAGCCTCATTGGTTTTCAACTCTTTTTCCATAGAATTTAATTCAGCAGTAGCATTATTTAATTTAATCTGCCATTCTTGAGTTCTTTTATCATTTTCTCCAAAAGACTCGGAAGAGTTATTTAAGGCATTTTTTAATAATTCTATTTTTTGTTTTTGTGCATCTATTTCTTTATTTAACACTTGGTTTTTAGCTGTTAATGATTGTATAGAAGTATCGTTTTTACTAAATTGGGATTCAACTACCTTCATTTCAGATCCTAGAACTTTGAAACTTTGGTTAATACTATAAAGAGCACTCTTGAACTCCTTTTCTCCTTCGACACCTATCTTCAATCCGAAATTATCTGCCATTATAACTCACCTCCTTAAATCCCATCTGGAATAATATCGTCTATAAAGACTTCTCTCTTTGGTTTAGCTATTCCATTAAATTGTCTATGGCATTCCCATAAATCCAGTAGTAATCCAAAAGGCATAAGCCATACCTCTTCATAAGATAGATTTAAATGAGCTAAACCATAATATAAAAGTCGAGTAAATAATTCTTCATCACTTACTCGACTTCCACGTTTTTTGAATTTTCTTCACTTTCTATATTTCTTTTTGTTCCTTTATATAAACAATCTGTTATAGCTTGTTTATAATCTGCTAAATCAAACGGAGTTGTTAAGACTTCAACTTCTTCTTCAGTTAATAACTCTTTTTGATTATCTTTATTTTTAAAGTTATGAATTAAAATTGACTGATTTGCTAAAAGACATATAAGCCATACTATTTCTCCAAGAGCCATTTCAAAGTTTTCAGCTTTCATTAGTTTATCTCCTAAATTTTCTAAACCACCATATCTTCCAGCTATTTCCTTTGTTGCTTTTGTTGTTAAGATTAACTCATACTCTTTATCACCAACTTTAATCTTACTTACTCTTTCAGTTTCCATGACTTACCTCCATTTTATTTATCGCCAGTAGTTGTTGTAGTTGTTTTTGTACTGTTTCTTGTATATGTTGGTTCATATACAGCATCATACCAACCAGTAATAGTTGCATCGCTTACACCTGTGTCACCTTCAGTAACTTCAGCTTTCCAAGGATGCTTTCCATTGCTATCTGGTTTATTTCTACAAAGTACTGTACCTTCAATAGATGGCGTAGAGAATGTGATTGAATCACCTTTTGTTGCAAGACTTGCTGCAGGTATTCCAAACTTAACTCTATAAAGCCAGTAATATTTATATTTACCATTTGATTTTTTTGCTCTAAATCCAATAGCAACTGGACTTCCAGCATCTTGACCACCTGATATTAAAACATTATTGATATCTATTTGAGCTCCAGTTAATTCTGATGCTACATTAATTCCAATATCATCAACACCTAGTGTTAAAGTACCACTTTTAAATTCCTTTACTATTTCTGCTGCAACATCATCTGCATAAAGAGTTGCCTCTGCAAGTTCAACAGAAAGTTCTGCAGATATAGCTTTTGCAAGAATAGTTGGTGTTCCATATGTTTCATTACCAGATGCATCTTCAGTAATTTTTGAATAATATAATTTATCTAAACCTATTGTAGCCATTTATATTTCCTCCATTTCATAATATTTTGCTACGTCTATGTTGTAATGATGAAACCCTGTATCGTTTTCATATTCAACATATCGTTTATCTGTTATCGTAAAATTGTTATTTAATAATCCATTTACGATTCTCTTTTTTAATTGCATATAGTTTCCTTTTGTAAATATAGATAGTCTAACTTCTGATGTTTCATACTTTGGTTTGTCATCACAAAATAATGAAAAGTTATCTGATATAGGAACTAAAACAACATACTCATCTAAAGCCTTATCACTTAATTTAGCTGTTTCAGTTTGTATCGACATATCACTCAAAAGTGTATTTAATTCGGACAATACTGTCATATGTTGTTTACCTCCTTATCAAATGTTGATTTCATTACTTCTATGCATTTTGCTT